CGAGCTTGCTGAAGAGTTCGTTATGAATTCACGCGGGCTTGACGAACTCCGCTCTGCTCTTATTGATCAAATGGGTTCTGAAATCAAGCCGGTGGACAACACCGCTGCTGAGATCGGGCTGTCTGAAAAGGAAGCTCGCTCATTCTCATGGGTACGCGCTATCAGCTACCTGGCCAATCCTGCTGACCGTGCTGCACGCGAAGCTGCTGGCTTTGAAATTGAAGCTTCTGAAGCTGCTGCTGCCAAACTTGGCCGTCAGTCCCGTGGCATCACTATCCCTCAGGAAGTGCTTAGCCGCGACCTGACTGTTGGTTCTGCTGCTTCTGCTGGCAACTTGGTCGCCACCGAGCTGCAGTCTGGTTCATTTATTGACATTCTGCGCAACTCATCTGCACTGGATCAAGCTGGTGCAACTGTGCTGACCGGCCTGACCGGCAACGTTGCTATCCCGCGTCAAAACGGTGCTGCAACTGCTTACTGGGTCGCCGAATCCGGTTCACCTACCGAGTCACAACTGACTGTGGATCAGGTGACCATGATGCCTCGCACTGTGGCTGCTTACAGCGACTACAGCCGTCGCTTGCTGATCCAATCCAGCATTGACGTTGAGAACCTGATCCGTCGTGATCTTGCTTCTGTATTGGGACTCAAGATTGATTACAGCGGCCTTTATGGCACCGGCACTAACTCTGAGCCTCTGGGCCTGAAGAACACCACTGGTGTCCTGACCGAAGATTTTAACGCCAACACTCCGACCTTTGCCGAAGTGGTTGCACTGGAATCTGACGTGGCTGGCGCTAACGCCCTGCTCGGCAGCCCTGTTTATCTGATGAACTCCGCAATGCGCGGTGCTCTGAAGACTGCAGAAAAGGCTAGCAACACCGCTCAGTTCATCTACATGGATGACGAAGTGAACGGCTACCGCGCTGTGGTTTCCAATCAGGTCGCAAGCAATGATCTGTGGTATGGCAACTTTGCTGATCTGCTGATTGGTTACTTCTCCGGTCTGGACCTGACTGTTGATCCTTATACCCACAGCACCAGCGGCACTGTTCGCGTGGTGGCCATGCAAGATGTGGACATGGCAGTCCGTCACCCTGAGAGCTTCTCTCGCGGTAACAACAACCTCTGATCACCCATTTGATTTTTAAGGAGTAAACCCATGATCCACAATCTCGGAGACAAGACCTTTGTTCTGAGTCTTCTGCCCAGCGACGTTGTCACGACCACCGGTCTTGGCTCTGCCGTTGACCTGGAAGACTATGAAGGCGAAATGGCCGTTGTGCTTGACGCTGAGGCTGGTGGCGCTTCTATCACCTACGCTGTGAAGCTGCAGGAGTCCGACACTTCCGGTGGTACTTACACCGATGTGACCGGCGGCGCGTTCACCACCACCGATGCCAACACGGCTCTGGTGGAGAAAATCAGCGTGAACACCAACGACATGAAGCGTTTCGTCAAGCTCAGCATCACCGTTGCTGGTGGTACTGGCGCTGGCGCTGTTTCTGTCGTCGCCCTTGCTTCTAAGAAGTACGGCTGATGATTGACGATACCCTTGCTTATCTAAGCCTCAGCGAATTCGCTGTACCGTGCCAAATCGGCGCAGGCGCAGAATTCAAGGGTATCCTTGATTCACCGATGGATGTGATCGCGGGTGGTGTTGCATTGTCACGGGAGTATTTGCTAACTGCAAAAACTTCTGACGTCAGCAGCGCTGCTCGCGGTACGTCTATGACTGTTGCCTCTGTCGCTTATACGGTGCGTGAAAATCGTCCTGTTGATGACGGCTTGTTTTCTGAACTTTTACTCAGCAAGGACTAATGGCAGAACGCATTTATGGTCTGAGTTCAGACAACAAATACAACATTCATGTTTGGGATACTTTGACTGCAGACGGCAGCACTCCTGCAGTTGAAGTAAATGGCACTAATTTTACGTTTGTAGATGTTGTCGCTGGCACCAACCCAAACGTCACGGTGTCGCACCAAGGATCGCTTGATGGTACAAATTGGTTTGAATTAGAAGGTCATTCTTACAATTCGCACGGCACACAGGCAAAATTTTATGACGGGCGACCAATGAGATATGTAAGAACAACCGTAAGCAGCATTGGTGGCGATGAAAATGTAACTTCTTCTGTAATGGTGAATTGATGGCTGACACAAGACGCGAGCTGATCCTGACTCGTATCAAAAGCAACCTTGACGCAATCTCAGGTGCAACAGTGTATCGCAGCCGTGTTGAACCACTTGCTCGTGGTGAAGTGCCCGCTGTCATTGTGGAGCCGGTCAACGACCAGCCGACTGATACTAACTTTTTTGACAAGCTGGATTGGTCAATGCGCGTCAGGGTTACGACGCTTGTTCGGGCTGCTGTTCCTGATGATTCGTCTGACACATATTCGCAACAAGTTCATTCGTTGTTGATGGCAGATCAAACGGTCAACGGCTACGCGCTTGATTTAACGCCTGATCGTACGGACTTTGAACTTTACGAGGCTGACGTGCCACTTGGTGTTATTACACAGGATTTTCTTGTGCGCTATCGTACAAGCAGAACAGACCTGACTTCAGGTTGATTTATGGCTAAACTTGATGGGCAAGTTCCCAATCCTGGCGCGGGTGGCACTTATCTGCTTGATCCCGAAACAGGTGAGCTAAAACTAATCCAAAGCACCACCGCCCAAGAGAACAATGGCACTGACCAGCAAGAAGTTTCTGATCGCGAAGATTGAATCAAGCTACGGGGTTGATCCAAGCCCAGCCGGAGGCAGTGATGCTGTTCAGGTTACAAACCTTGAGGTAACGCCGATTGAGTCTGACAACGTTCAGGCTGCAGCGTTTCAAGGTTTTATTGGCAACAGCACTCGCGGCACCTTGGTCGCCAACAAGCGCGCTAGCGTGACTTTTGATGTTGAGCTGGCTGGCTCTGGCGCTGCAGGTACTGCACCAGCTTTCGGGCCGCTGCTTAAATCTTGCGGATTGTCTGAAACTATTTCTGCAGGCACTAGCGTCACCTATGCAGGCGTAAGCAGCAGTTTCAGCTCAGCGACAATTTATTGCTTCTATGACGGTACGCGCCACAAGATCACGGGCGCTCGCGGCACGGTTACGTTCAACATGGTTGCAGGTCAATTTCCTGTTGCCAGTTTTGTAATGACCGGCATCCACAACGACCCTGATGACACTGCATTGTCAGGTTCGTTTACTGTCGCCAATCAGGCTGCAGCGCTTGAGATCAATGACACCAACGTCACAACTGCCACCTTCCACGGTGTTACAAGCGTGCGTTTGGAGAGCCTTGATCTGGCGTTAAACAACAACACCATTTACAAGGAGACTGCCAGTTCACAAGAAGTGCTGATCGTTGATCGCAATCCTGGCGGTACTGCCGTGATTGAAGCACCTGCTGTTGGCACGACTGATTATTTTGCAAAGGCTGTCAGTGTCGCGACAGGCAATACCAGCATCGTTGTTGGAGGTACTGCTGGCAACATCATGACCTTCACGATGGCGCAAACTGACATTACTAGCGTCAGCTATGGTGATACTAACGGCGTTGTTTCCCTTTCAATGCCGTACTTAGCGTTGCCCAGCACCAGCGGTAACGACGAATTCTCCTTGGCTTTCACCTGATCATGGCGTTTGTACTTAAAAAGGTCGCTTCTTACAAGTGGCCTGTCAGTGTTGATGTGCCTGTTGATGGCGGCAAGTTTAAAAAGGAAACTTTTACTGCTGTCTTCAAGAAAATCTCACGTTCAGGATTCAACGATTTGGTTGAGTCTGGTGACGATGCTTTGATTGACGAAATTATTGAAGGTTGGGAAGGCGTTAAGGACGAGGACGGCAACGAGCTTGAATTCAGCGATGAAAACAAGACGGCGTTGTTTGATGATCCCTACGTCTTGCGTGCAGTGATTACGGCATACACTGACAGCATTACAGGGTCACAAGCAAAAAACTAGAAGACGCTGCTCGTTACTGGGCATCGGGTGGCGTCACTGATGAACGTGAGGCTGACTTGCGTGCGCTTGGGATGTCAGAAGAAAAAATTGCTGAACTAGCATTAGAGCAGGTTGAGCATGATTGTGAAGTGTGGGAGGAAAACTGGGATATTGTGGCGATGTTTTTGCGTATGCAGACGCAGTGGCGTATTGGATTTGGTGGGCCTACTGGGTTGGACTATGCAGCAATGGATTGGCTTTGTAGACTGTATTCAGTACAAGACCCTGTAAGTTTGTTTGAAGGCTTGCAGGTAATGGAAGCAGCGGCACTGACCACCTTCAACAAGAAGAAAAGCTGATGGCCAACGTCACCACTGAACTGAAGGTTGCGGTCAAAGTTGCAGGTGAGCGCGGTTTAGATCAGCTTAAAAGAAGCCTTGTCAACATCGGAAAACAAAGCACCTTAACGGATAAATCTTTTGCGCAATTATCAAAAAAATTAAAAGAAGTACAAAGTAGGACAACAGAAAGCGTCAACAACCTTCGTGCTTATAGCAGCGCCTGGAAGGACATTGCGAACAGTGTAGAAATTGGCAGTAAAGAGTTTAGAGAAGCAACAGCAGAAGCTGCGAAGCTAGATAAGCAACTGCAAAAAACATCGCAGCGTCGTGGTGGGCGTTTAAGGGCTGGTGCGCAGATTGCCGGTACGGTGGCGGGTGCTGGTGTGTTTGGTGGTGCTGAAGGTGCAATTGGTGCGCTAGCTGGTGCAGCATTTGGCGGTCCTGCTGGCGCTGTTGTTGGCGGTGCGATTGGTGCTCAACTTGGTGGTTTTAGACAGGCTGCGGGTGCTGCTGCGGAATACTCAGCGAATCTTGCAAAATTGCGCATTGCACTGCAGGGCGTCACAACAAGCCAAGCCGAATATCAACAGGGTCTTGCTTTTATTCAGCAGACAACAAAAGATTTTGCGATCCCGCAAGAAGTTGTAACACGTCAATTTACAAAGTTGCAGGCGTCAGTACAGGGCGCTGGCGGGAACCTTGAGGATACAAAGACTGCTTTCAACGGCATTGTTGCCGCTGTTCGTGCCACTGGTGGATCTTTGCAGGATGTTGATTCTGCATTGACTGCAACTGCGCAGGTATTCAGCAAAGGCAAGGTAAGTGCAGAGGAGTTGAGGCAGCAAATTGGTGAACGTTTGCCTGGTGCTTTTAGTTTATTCGCTGAAGCAATTGGCATGACGCCGCAAGAGTTAGACAAGGCTCTTGAAAAAGGTCAGGTTAGCCTGCAGGATTTTCAGAAGTTCGCTGAAACAATTTTTGAAAGATATGGAGAAACAGCTAAAATCATTGCAAGTGGTCCTAATGCTGCAGGGGACAGACTGAAAACATCTCTTGAACGATTGAATGAAAGTGTTGGTGTTTTGTTGAAGCCAATAGGAGAGGCTTTTCAAACAGTATTTACAGGAATTGTTGACACGATTACTGCTGCGGCAAACGCCTTGCAAGATTTCTTAGACAGAATGGAGGCTGAAAGGAGAGCTACTGAACTGCTTAAAGGAGGTCAAAGCCGTGCTCAATATGGCAGAAAGGGAAGAGGACAAACTAGAGCACTGCGAGCAACCTTGGTCCAAGATTTTTTAAAAGACATTAGAGATGAACGCGCAGTTGATGTTGAACAGCAAGCTGCAGGTGCTGGACTTCCTGGTATTACTCCTCCCCCTCCTGGTGGCGGCGGTGCTGCTGAAAAAATTCGTGCTGATATTTCACAGCAAGAATATGATATTAGATTGCAAATTGTAGCTGCACGCAAGGACGAAAATAAATTGCTTTTAGCGCAATTAGATGCTGACCTTGCGAGACAAAAGCTATCTGAATCTGACCTGCTTGATCGTGAACGTGTAATTAAACTTGCAGAAATAAATCAAACTGAACAGGAAAATGTTGTCAAGATCCTTGAAGATCGCGCTAACATGCAAGTTGAGTATATAGACGGTGAAGAAGAAACAGCAAACGCTGTGGCATTTACAGAAAAAGCCTTGGGTGCTGCTGGCAAACAGATTGCGCAAAATCTAAACGCGCAAAAAGAATTGAATAAAGAAATGACCGAAACAGAAAAGTTGACTGAGAGCATTAAGCAATCTATTGAGTCTAACATTGCAGGCGCAATTGAAGCGGCCATATTTGAAGCGAAGTCACTTAACGAATCGCTTAGCAATATCTTGCGTCAGGTTGCAAGCCTATTAATTCAATTTGGCACGAAGTCATTGTTCAATGCGTTGCCCTTCGCTAACGGCGGCGTCTTCGCGCAAAACGGTGTCGTGCCTTTTGCTCGTGGTGGTGTCGTCAACAAGCCTACGCTCTTCCCGTTTGCCAATGGTGTTGGCCTGATGGGAGAAGCTGGCCCCGAGGCGATCATGCCGTTGCGTCGTGGTCCCAGCGGTCGCCTTGGTGTTGAAGCGACTGGCGGGTCAAACGTTGTCGTGAACGTTGACGCTTCAGGCTCACAGGTGCAGGGTGATGGCAATCAAGCCAAAATGCTAGGGTCTGCTATCGGCGCTGCTGTTCAGGCAGAATTGGTTAAGCAAAGTCGTCCTGGCGGTCTTCTGTCACGTTAATTATGGCAACCTTTGATCAGGCTACTGTTGGCACTGACGTCACGCCGGATTTTAGTGCTCAAGTACAGTCAAAGCCAAATGTGCGTTCAATACAGTTTGGTAGTGGCTATCAGCAACGTGCTCAGTTTGGCATCAATCAAAACCCTAAGGTCTGGAATCTAACGTGGACTGCTCAAAGCAATACTGCAGCAGATGCCATTGAAGCGTTTCTAGATGCGCGCGCTGGTGTTGAATCGTTTAATTGGACACCATTAAATAGCAGCACAACTTACAGATGGATCTGTAGGTCATGGCAAAGGCAACATCAATACGCAGACATCAATACAGTTACAGCTACGTTTGAGCAGGTGTTTGAAACCTAATGGCTTTTCCTTACGCAAATCACCCTTGGCTGGCGGCTAAATACTACAAGGTCGGTGATGTTGTCAGAGCATCACGCGAAGAGCGCCACACGCTTGCGTTTAAGTGTGTGGCTGCGGGCATCTCTGGATCAACTGAGCCAGTATTTCCGCGTCAAATCACGTCTACTGTTGTTGACAACGAAGTTACATGGGAAGCGTTTGAGCCATTAGCAGAACAACTCCAAGCGTTAGCGCCAACTGCAATTATTGATTTATTTGACATCAAACTTACTTTGGAAAGGAATGGCGTTGATGATACGTTGCGTTATCACGCTGGCAAGAACGGTTTGATTTCTGACATTATATTTGATGGCAAGACATATCCTGCAGCGCCTGTAGAGATTGATGGTTTTGAATTTACTGGGAAGGGCACGCTGCCACGTCCTACGTTAAGGGTTGCGAATGTGAATGGTGCGATCAGTTCATTGCTGGCACAATACAACCCATTAGGAGCAAGGGTTAGGCGTATTCGTACATTTGCTAAGTTCCTAGACGTTGAAAACTTTAATCAAGTGCAGTCTTCACAAACAGAAGACGACAACGCCGTAACAACAGAAGGCGGTGATAATTTGATCTATCAAACCTTTAATGACACTGCTGACCCTGACGCAAAAATGGTTGAAACATGGTACATTGACCGCGTTGCAAGCGAAAATCTACAGTTTGTTGAGTTTGAACTTACAGCAAAGCTAGACCTTACAAACTTGCAGCTACCGCGTCGGACTGTTACTGAATTTTGCCAGTGGGAATACAGAAAACGTGAATGTCCTTACAGAGGTGATCAATACTTTGACATCAACGATCAAAGGGTCAGCAGTGCTGATCAGGATGTTTGCGGCAAAAGATTGTCAAGCTGTAAGTTAAGATTCCCAAAAGGAAAATCAAGTAGAAGTAACGCTTTACCTTTTGGAGGCTTTCCAGGTGCAAGACTTCAAGCGTGAAGCAGCCCGTCATGCCGAGCAGCAATATCCAAAAGAATCAGCAGGCTTGGTTGTAAACAGCAGTTATTTCCCGTGTCGCAATATCGCTGACGACCCAGAAAACACATTTGTGATCAGCCCAGTTGATTACGGCAGGGCGATGATGGCAGGAGCGAT